TAATGGCATTTGATATTTTTAATCCACCAGTTTCACACGTAGCAGAAGGTATTGAAGGTAAATCTTTCTTAGTTTATGGTAGTAACTCTCTTGGTAAAACAAAACAAGCAACAAGACTTCCCAAGCCTTTCCACTTGGGTTTTGAAGGAACAGGACTAGACGCAATTAATGGTGTGCCTTTTGCACCGATTAATAAGTGGACAGATTTTAAAAGGGTTAATAAGCAATTAACCGACCCAAGAACTCTTGATAAAGTACATGAAATTTATCAAACTATTATTTTTGATGAAGTTGAAGCAAGTGCTTTGTATTGCCAGAAATACATTGCTGATAAGTATGGTGTAGAAACAGTTGGTGAAGGTAATGAAGGTTTTGGATTATGGAAAGAATACTCGACAGAATACTGGACGCAGATTGACAAGTTACTAAAAGCTGGATTTACTGTTTTGTTTATTGCCCATCAAGCAGCAGATAAAGATGGAAAGCTTTGGCCGAAGGGTGATAAACGCGCTATTGATCCTATTCGTGACAATTGCAATACTATCATTTTTGTTAAGTCAAACGGAGTAGATAAAGATGGGCATGTGGTTAAATCAACTGGATATTTCCATGAAACTCCTGAATTCTTTGCCAGATCACGTTTTGATTATATTGTTCCATTCATTGAAGAATTTACTGCTGAAAATTTGATCAAAGCAGTTGAAGATGCAGTTATTGAACAAGCAAAACACGATGAAGTTAAGCCTGTAAGTTTTGAAAAACAACAAGAATCAAAAGAGACTGAGGAATATAATTTTGATGGTTTGATTAATGAAGCAAAAGAAATTATCAATTCATTGATCACTGATGAAAAAAGTAAAAAAGTCAACGCTCCAAAAATTAAGATGATTGTTGATAAATATCTAGGTAAAGATAATAAATTGAATGAGGCTACTGAAAAACAGGTTGAACAAGTTGCGGAAATTGTATCTGACCTAAAAGATCTTGTAGAATAATATATAATATTAAACAAATACATAACTGAGGAGGAAGGAATAACCCTTCTCTCCTCATATTTTTATATAAGTTAGGTGATTTAATGGCAGAAAAAAGTTATAAATGTCCTTATTGTCATAAGCCTGTGTTAGCAAATGAAGCTGTTCCAGTTAAGAAACGTTATTGGCATCCTCAATGCTTACAACAAGAAAAAGAACAAAAGAAAGTAAAAGCAGAAATTAAACAGGAAGTTAAGTTAGCAGCAAGAAATGATCCTGACTACAAGAACTTAGTTAAGTATATTTGTAAATTATACGATCTTGAACAATTAACACCAATGATACGTTCGCAAATTGAGAAATATCATGAGCAATATGACATGAAATATAAGGGTATGAAGTTATCGTTGGAGTATTTTTATGAAATTAAAGAAAATGAAATTAAATCTAAATATGGAATAGGCATTGTTCCATCTATCTATGGAGATGCCAAGGCTTTATATTTGTCGCAGATGAAGATGAAGAGGAGTTTAAAACAATACAACGGTCAGCAACAAACTAACACAGTTAAGGTCAATATGAAACCCAAGAATAACAGACAAGATAAATTAATTGATATTAGCAAGATTTGACTGAAGGTGACGTGATAAATATTGTCAAAAACCAGTTTACAAGATACTAAATCTATTATTCAAGTTTTAGGATGTTTAATGTTAAAGCCTGATTTACTCAATGACTTAAATGAATATGATTTAAACAATGAGGATTTTCCTGAGCAATTTCACAAAATTATTTTTGCTGCGATTAATAATTTATATCAAAATGGTGCAGAAGTAATTGATGAGCCAACAATTGACGGTTTTTTAGCTCCTTATGATGTTCAATATAAAATATTTAATGATAATAAAGGCGTTGAGGTTCTAACAAAAGCGAAAGATATTGCTCAGTTGGATAATTTTGATTACCATTATTGGCGAGTTAAGAAATTCAGTTTTCTTAGATCATGTCAAGATAAAGGTATTGATGTTAGCGATATTTATTCATCTTCTAATTTAAACTTTAAAGAAGATGCTGACATGAAAGAGAAATTTGACAAATACTCATTAGATGACTTATCTGGATTAATTGAAGCCAAAGTGGTTGCACTAAAAGATGAATTTAAAACAAATAAACAATCACATGGTATTCAGGCAGCTAAAGGAATGAAAGAAAATGTTAAAAAATTAGAACAGTCACCGGATTTTGGTGCGCCACTGTGTAGTAAATTATTGAATACAATTTGTAGAGGGGCAAGATTGGGTAAATATTTTATCCGCTCTTTGCCAACGGGTGGAGGAAAAACAAGGCTTGCTGTTGCTGATTTACTGAACATTTGTTGCAATGAAATTTACGATCCTCATAAAAAACGATGGGAGAGCAATGGAATTGCTGGCTCAGGTTTGTTTATTACAACCGAACTTGATGAAGAAGAAATTCAAACCATCATGATTGCTTATCTTACTAATATTGAAGAAAGTAAAATTCTTGAAGGTAGCACTACAGATGAAGAAAAGGAACGTATTAATTATGCAATTGATTTGATTGAGCGTAGCAACATTTGGATTGAATATTTACCTGATTTTAATATTGATGATATAAAGAGAGTTATTGAAAGTTATATTATTAAACATAATGTTCAGTATGTTGCGTTTGATTATATACATACTTCGGTACAATTAATGTCAGAGATTTCGAGTAAGAGTAAAATGAGTGGATTACGTGAAGACCAAATGCTATTGTTGCTCTCCAATGCATTAAAAAACATGGCTACATCTTCAAATGTATGGCTGTTATCTGCTACTCAGGTTAATGCAAGTTACAAAGAAAAGAATAATCAAGATGAGTCTGCATTACGTGGTGCAAAATCTATTGCTGATAAAGCTGATTGTGGAATGTTAATGCGCCCTGTTACTAAAGAAGATGATAAGTTAATTGAATCTGTTTTGCATAGCAATAATTTTATGGGAGTAGATAAACCTAATTACGTTTGTACAGTATATAAAAATAGGCGAGGTAAGTATTCTCATGTAGATGTATGGCTGAAAGTAAATCTCGGAACCAATAGAACAAAAGATTGTTTTGTAACTAAGAATGATGAATTGATTGATGTCCCATTGACAGATTTAGTTAAAACAGAATTTGATTTTTGAGAGGTGATGATGCCTCTTGCCATATGATAAAGACAGAATCAAAGAAGAATTAACATTAGCTGAAATTAAATCCATTATGCAAGATTTAGGATCAGAAGCACCTAAAATAATTGGTAATATGTTAGCATTCCAAACTATTTGTCATGGTGGACATAAACATAAGTTATTTTACTATCCCGATTCATTTTCTTTTCATTGCTATACAGATTGCGGAGAAACTTTTGATATTTATGATTTAGTTATTAGAGTTAATCAGCAACAAGGTAGAGATTTTTCATTTTATGAAGCTGTTAGCTATGTAGCAGACTTCACAGGTAAAAACTATCAATTGAATCATTACTTCACTGATCGACAGAGTTTTGTAGTAAATGACTTAGATTGGTTAAACAAATTTAAGAAAAAGCCTAAGACAGACATTCATCTGCCTGTATATAATGAAACAGTATTAGATGTATTTCTTCATTTACCTCATCAAAATTGGCTAGATGATGGGATATCATATGAAGTTATGATGAAATACGGGATTTGTTATTACGTAAAAGAGAATGCAATTGTTATCCCTGTAAGGAATCAGCAAGGACAATTAATTGGCATTAGACGAAGAGCATTAGAAAAAGATGAGATTGAATCAGGAAAGAAATATATGCCATTATCTGTTGCTGGTAAAATTTATTCATATCCTGCTTTATTTAATTTATATGGATTATATGAAAATCAAGAAACAATTGAACGGTTAAAGAAGTGCTTAATCTTTGAATCTGAGAAATCTGTTATGAAAGTCGAGTCATTCTATCCTGGTAACAATTTCACAGTAGCAACTTGTAATAGTAATCTATCAACTTGGCAGCGAGATACGATACTGGAGTTAGGTGTAGAAGAAGTTTTTCTCGCTTATGACAAAGAATTTGACGATGCCACAAGTGATAAAGCTGAAAAATATAAAAATAAATTATTAAGATTAGCTCAAATGTTTACACCGTATGTTCGTACATATATTATTTGGGATCAAGATGGTTTATTGGAGATAAAAAATGCTCCATGTGATAAAGGACAAACAATATTTGAGAAATTATTAATGGAGAAATATGAGATAAATACAATGGAGGGTGAAGAAAATTAAATATAAATTAATTGGAAATAATACATATGAAAATCCTATTGAAACCGTACTACATAATCGTGGAGTAAATGATAAAGAAAAGTTTTTGAAGCCTGATAAAAGTGTAGATATTCACTATTCTAAACTAAAAAATATTCATCAGGCAGTAGAATGTTTACTACAACATATCAGGGATGGAGATGATACTTTTCTTCAGACTGATAGCGACCCTGATGGCCTTTCATCATCTGCTATTCTTATTCAGTATTTGAATAGCGTATATCCAGATTTTATTAAGAATCACCTTACATATAATCTTCATTCGGGTAAACAACATGGTATTTTAGCTAAAGATGTTCCTAATCATATTAAATTGGTAATTGTTCCTGATGCTGCTGTACGAATGGAAGAACAGAAACAACTCTATGACCGTGGAATTGATTTAATTATTATTGATCATCATGATATAGATGGAGATTCACCTTATTCTATACTTGTAAATAATCAAATTTCAGATGAATTTTCTTCCAAGCAGTTGGTTGGTGTTGGTATGACACTAAAATTCTTACAAGCATTAGATGATAAATTAGGGTTAAATAATGCTAAACAATACGTTGATTTAGTGGCGTTAGGGCATGTTAGTGATATTGCTGATATTCGAGATCCACTGGTAAATTATTATATTCATAAAGGGTTTAAACAGATTAATAATCCATTTCTTAAAGACTTGATTGAAAAACAATCATTCTCAATGAAAGGAGAGGTTAATCCTACAAGTATTGGATGGTATGTAGTTCCTCTTCTGAATAGTTGCATTCGATCAGGAACACAAGAAGAAAAAGAAATGACTTTTAAGGCTCTGCTAGGCTCAAATGAGCAGGTTTATTATAAACGTGGTAAATGCTATGAATCTATTCAAAAGCATATGGCAAGACAATTAACAAACATTAAACGTAGACAAGACAAAGCTAGAGATAACAGTGTAGCAGCACTTGAAGAAGTCATTAAAAAAAATCATCTTAATAATGATAAGATTCTTTTTGTGGTCGGTGATGAAACACTTGAGAAAAATTTCAGTGGATTGATTTGTGGTAAATTGGCGAATGAATATAAGCGACCAGCATTAGTTGGAAAGCCATTTAATAAAAAATATGTTGCTGGTAGTGGTAGAGGGTATGACAAAGGAGTAGTTAGAGATTTTAAACAAATACTTCAAGATACGGGAGCATTTGAGTTTGTTGAGGGGCATCCCCAAGCATTCGGTTTTCAGATAGCACAAGAGAATATCCCATTAGTTGTAAATAAATTAAATAATAAATATAAAAATGTTGTTATTAATGCTAATGAATATGATGTAGATTTTGTGATCCCATCATTTGAATTTAATTGTGCTTTAATCAAAGAAATTTACAAATATCATTCATTTTGGGCGCATGGTGTAGAGGAACCATTATTGGTTATTAAGGGGTTAGAATTGACTAAAAGTGATATTGAATTAATAGGCAAAAATAGTAAAAATCTAAAATTTAAACATAAGGATATTGAATATATCAAGTTTCGATATGACGAAGACACATACAATAATTTATTTGGACAAGATGGTACATACACTATTGACATAATTGGTCGCTGCGGAATTAATGAGTGGCAAGGACATAAAACACCACAAGTAAAAATGGAAGATTTTGAGATTAAAAGTGTGAAGAAGACTGATTGGGCAGATTTATTTTGACAAGATAATGTATATTAAATATAATAATATAGAAAAGAGCGATTGAATGCCACCATTAAGCAATAAAAAAATAAACGATTTAATAAATACATATTTTTCAATGCATGACCATTCCTGGTATTCTAATATTAGATTACTTGATTCAATTAACCGTCCAGATGAACTAATTAAATATGCAATAAGTTTAGGGTTAAGAGGTATCTGCTTAACAGATCATGAAGCATTATCAGGACATGTTCAATTTATTCAAGCATTTAAAAAACTAAAACAAGATAAAGATTTTCATGTTCCTGATGATTTTAAAATTGGATTAGGTGACGAAATCTACTTGGTGAATGAAGATAGTTTAGATGAGTTGAAAGAGAACTATAAGAACAAAAACCCTGATACTCGTTTTTATCACTTTCTACTGTTGGCAAAAGATTTAGAGGGATATAGACAGCTACGTATTTTGAGTAGTAAAGCATGGGAGAATGAATTTTCAACAGGTTTTATGGATCGTGTACCTACTTTTAAAAATGATTTTAAAGAAATTCTACAGGGTGGGCATGTAATAGGAACGTCTGCCTGTTTAGGCGGATTTTTACCCACAATGATAATTAGGCTAAGAGACGCACAGGCAGAGAACAAAAATAATAAAATTAAATATTATAAAAAACAGATTGATCAATTTATTAAATTTTGTATAGATGTCTTAGGTAATGAAAACTTTTTCTTTGAATTACAACCAACGCCCAATGAAGATCAATATTATGTTAATCGTTTTTTAATCAAATTAAGCAAAATCTATAATGTCCGTTATACAATAGCTACTGATGCTCATTATTTAAAAAAAGAAGACAGAGAAGCGCACAAGATTTATCTTCAAAGTACAGAAGGTGAACGTGAAGTTGATGACTTCTATGCTTCAACCTATGTAATGAGTGCTAAAGAAATTCGAGAGTATATGGATAATGAATTAACAGATGAAGAAATCAATGAAGGGTTTAGAACAACTTTAATGATTGCAGACCAAATTGAACAATATGATTTATACCATAAAACCATTATTCCAACAACAATCATTCCTAATTTTAAAATAAGGCATATTTTTAAACCTGTATATGATCGCTTTGAATATATTAAGAATTTTGCATGCTCTGATTACAAGATTGATCGATACTTGCTCTATTTAATTGAAAATGGATTTAATGAAAAACTACGAAATAATAAATTAACCAAAGAATATTTTTATACAATTATGGATCGTATTAATATCGAGCTAGGAGAAATTTGGAAAATATCAATTAAGCTTGAAGATCGGCTATCGTCTTACTACGTTTTAACAAAAAAAATAGTTGATTTAGTTTGGAGTAAAGGCGATTCAATTGTTGGAGTGTCAAGAGGTAGCGCTGGAGGGTTCTTAATCAATTTCTTATTAGGAATTATACAAATGAATCCATTAGATTACAATCTACCACATTTTAGACATCTGACAGCAGAAAGGCCAGAATTACCAGATATCGACATAGATTCACAACGTAATAGGCGACAACAAGTAATTCAAGCTATGAGAGATTATTTTGGTGAACGACAAGTATTGAATATTGCAACATTCTCTACTGAGGGTAGTAAAAGTGCATTATTAAGTGCTGCAAGAGGATTAGGTATTGATGTTGATGACTCTAGTTATATGGCATCATTGGTACCTTCTGAAAGAGGAAAAACATGGAGCCTACATGATTGTTTTTTTGGTAGTGTCGATCCTGACAACCCAAGAAAACCAGTTAAAGAACTAGTGAATGTAGTAAATGGATATCCAAAACTGCAAGAAATTGCTTTAAAAATTGAGGGTGCTATTAAAAATCGATCAATTCATGCTTCAGGTGTTTATATTTACAATGATGATTATACAGAATTTAACGCTTTGATGAAATCTCCTAAAGGTCAACCGACAACACAATATGACATGGATGATAGTAATTATATGGGTAATTTGAAAGTGGATATGCTTACAGTGAAAAATCTGGATATTATCCGATCATGCATGGATATGTTAATTAAAGATAATTACATTAAAAAACAAAACACTTTAAGAGATACATATAATAAATATTTACATCCTGATGTATTAGATTATGATGATCAGGCAATGTGGAAAAAAGTTGGAGCTAATAGTATTCCAGATTTATTCCAATTTGACACTCCTGTTGGACTGGAATGTGCAAGAAAAGTTAAACCAACAAATGTCGTGGAATTGGCAGCAGCAAACTCTCTAATGAGACTTATGGCAGAAGACGGTGAACAACCCGTAGATAAGTATATCAGGCATAAGCAACATCCTGAAGACTGGTTTGAAGAAATGAAAGGCTACGGTTTAACTGATGAAGAAATTGAGATTGCAAAAAAACATTTGGCAGAAGTATATGGAGTAGCCGATAGTCAAGAATCTGTTATGCTCTTATCGATGGACAAAGATATAAGTAATTTTACTATTGCCGAATCGAATAAATTGCGAAAAGGGATCGCTAAATTGATTGGCGCTTAATGCAGAAATGTATTAATGATAAGTGGGCAAAATCGGTGAAGGCTAAGTCTTGTGGGCGCAAGACAGGAGCGACACTTATCGGAGCTAAACAAATCGACAAAAATGAAGAAGAATTAATTATACAATTGCAAAAGCAAGGATTCAAAAGTATTGATATAGCAAAGAAGTTGCATAGACATCCTACATCTATATGTCACATATTACGTAAGAATGGAATACATAATATAAATAATATTAAATTGAAAAGAGAAGAAATTGATCAAATAAAAGGACTGTACTTAAGTGGGATGACCATTCAAGAGATACACAAAAAATTAGATTGCTTAAATGTTAGTGAAGGAGCAATTAACTACGTTCTGAGAAAAGAAAATGTCACTCGTCCAAATGGAAAACAAGCAACGATTGATCATAATTATTTTGAAACTATTGATACAGAAGAAAAAGCATATTTTCTTGGGTTTTTGGCGGCTGATGGATGTGTCAGGATAGAGAAAAAATCACAAAATGGCTATTCATACTGCATTAGGTTGGAATTAAAGGTTGAAGATAAGTATATAATTGAAAAGCTCAGAGATGAATTAAAAAGTGATCTTACAGTAAAAGAGTATATTGGACAAAGTGGTTTTAAAAATAAGAAGTATAACAAGCTAAAACGTAATGCTTACATAAGTTTTTATTCTAAAAAAATATTTAATGATTTAGCGAAATTAGGAATACATCCAGGTAAAACATTCAACTTATCTAAACTCCCATGTCTTAATCCAACAATGATGAAACATTATATAAGAGGATTTTTTGATGGAGATGGAACAGTTTATATTAATAAAAGCTATGCTGAGCCAAGGACTATTTTTGGTTTTTATGGCACAAATAGCTTTTTAAATAGCTTGCAAGATTATCTAATAGATATAAATATATTAAATAAAAAACGAAAAATTTTCAAAAAGAAAGTTGAGAAGGTTAGTTTTGTCACTTATTCAACAATAAATGATATCAACAATTTTTACCATTACATATATGACAGTGCAACGATCTACTTAACACGTAAGAAAAGGAAATTTGATTTATACAGATAAATATTAAGTCGCCCACAAGATAAGCTAATACCGAGGTAAAGCACAATGTAATAATTGTGGCTCACCGTAACGCATAGCAGATGAAACTCATATGAGAATATAATTCTGCCACGAGTGCCCGACATCTGAACAAGTAAAGTTGAAGATGAATATGTATGCTGGACTGAATCAGAATTGACTGATTGTAACTGAAAAGTGATGAGGGAAACTTCCAGAACTAGAGGATAAAAAGCCTTTAGGATAACACAACGAAAAAAAAGAAGAAAATGATTAAAGAGGTTAAGGAACTGTTCTACAAAAAGGGTGAAGCAAATGGCTCGTAAAGAGTTTTTAAATTATATATGGGATACACAAATAGTTCCACAAATTGGCTATTCATTTAGCCGTTTACATTCTGAAGGATATTCGCTCATCGCCTTACAAGAAATGAATCTTGCTCATCGTTTTCCACAAATTTATTGGGATACTGCATGTTTGAGTATTGATGCATCTGCTGACGATGATAATGATAGTAATAAATCTACTAATTATGGAAAGATAGCTTCTGCTATTGGAAAAATGCAAAGCAGGGGGACTAACGTGGCACTCCCTGATATTAATAGGGCTGATTTCGGTTTTAAGCCTGATGTTAAAAGTAATTCAATAATTTTCGGATTGAAAGCTATACAAGGCATGAATGATGATATTGTACGAGAAATTATTGTACACAGATCTTATCAATCCTTTCAGAATTTCATTAGTCAGATGTTTGTTGCTAAACTTGTTCAAAAGAAACACGTACTGCAATTGATTAAAGCTGGATGTTTTGATTCACTTGGAGATCGTATAGAAATCATGAAAGAATTTATTAAATCTATTGCAGAACCTAAAACAAAGCTAACAATGGCAAATTTATCTTCTATAATTAATGAAAATCTTATTCCAAATGAATTACACAATTTGGTTAGACTGTTCAAGTTTAAAAAATACATATCAAATAATAAATTCATATATAAAGTCGTCACTAAGCCAAAAGATAAGTGGATCAAATTAGATGTAATATCAATGGATTATATCAGCAATACATTTGAAGACGAAGATATTAAACAAATGCAAGTTGAAGTATCTGATGATGGCACGATGATTATTTCAGAAAAGCAATTTACAAAAATTTATAATAAAACAATGCAGCCAATAAAAGACTGGCTGACAACAGATGAAGCATTAAAAGTCTACAATAGTAGATTGATTGAAAATGAATGGCAAAAAGACTGTTCAGGCACAATTTCTCATTGGGAAATGGAATCAATATCTATGTATTTCCATGAGCATGAATTAGCTCATGTTGCTAAAGAAAGATATGGAATTAAAGATTTCTTTAAGCAGTCACCAGAACCAGTAAAAGGGAAACCTTATAAATGGAAAAATAAACAAATGTATCAATATGAAATTTATCGCATTGCTGGAACTGTTCTTGATAAAGATAAAAATCGACATACAATCACCTTGCTCACAGATGAAGGAGTAGTAAATGTCCGTGTTTATGCTGGACTTTACAGTTATTTTGCGAGACAAATATCTAAACCTGTAAATGGTAAAAAGAAAGTTATTGATCCGTCATGGTTTAAGAAGGGGACAATGCTGCTTATCACAGGTTTCAGAAGTGGAGATAATTTTATTCCAAAGAAATATAAGGATTCGATTTATCAACACGTGATCGAACGTATTGATTCTATAGATGAAGAAGGTAGATTAACACTCACAGCAAATAGACCGCAAGTTTAAAAGGATGGTTAGATGAATAAAAAGATAAAGAAAAAAGCAGTAATGATTTTGTTAGTTATTGTACTTACTTTTAGTACATTTTTTACACAGATAAAATTAGACTTTCATCGGCACAAAACAAAGCCACATAAGCAGAAAACAGCGAGAATTAAGCCTATTGATACCGTACAGCAACGTAAGGACATCATGAGGCTTAAACTATTCACTCGTCAACAATGGCTTAAAAAACGCAAACTGGAAGCTAGAAAAGCAGAAGAAAAACGTGAACGAATTAAAGAAGAACATCAAATAAAATTAAATAAGGAAAGAGAAGAGAGAAAGAAGAAAGAACAGCAGGAGAAACCATACATAGAACGCTGGATTACTGTGACTGCCTATACTAATAACGGGGGATCAGGGCATGGTAGGACTGCGAGTGGAGCAATGACACAAGAAGGTGTAACAATCGCTGCACCTGATTGGGTAGAAATGGGAAGTGTAGTGGAAATAAATAATCATAGATATACTGTTCAAGACCGAGGTGGGAAAATACAAGGGGATCGATTTGATCTGTATATTGTAGATGAACAAAGAGCGATTGAATTTGGAGTAAAAAGAATTAAAGCTAAGATTTATAAAAACTAAGGAGAGTTTATTATGTCATTTTATGTGTGTGGATGTGACGCATCTGGTAAAACAACATTAGAAGCATCATTAGCTAAAAAAACTAATTTACCTATTATTAAAGGGTCATCTTTTGAATTAGCAAAATGTTCGAATGAAGAACTATTTAATCATTTTAAAAAGATCGCATTAAGCACAAAAAACTTAATTGTGGATCGTTTTGCCCCTTGCAACGTGGTGTATGCAAACAAGTATTCTGATTACGCTAAACTTACAGATGAACAATTTAATTATATTATGTCTATATTAGAAGTCAATAACGATGTTATTGTTTATGTTCGTGCTGATCCAGAAGTAGTTAAACATCGTCTGCGACAACGTGGAGATGAATATATTCATGAAAAAGATGTAGATTCAATTATTAAGTCATATGATAATCTATTTCATAATGCCAAGTTTAAATACATAGAAATTGATACGTCTACTGGAACTGACCCAACTATACTTACTGATTTTCTCGTAAATAATATTAAATAATCATTGACAACATATATAATATTAAATATAATAGAGTTACAGGTTAATTAGGAATTATATTAATCTGTAACTCTTAATTCTAATCAAATATAGGAGAAAACATGCCATTACTGTAATTGTGGTATGAGTATTACATATAAGCTATGATAGTATCTTTATTTGTGATTCCACTGTTGGTTGCAATGTCTGTGATCATCTTAGTAATACATAAGATTTGTGATTGGTGCGAAATGGTTTTGATCAATATAAAATTAAATAAAAGAAAGAAGTGAAATGGTTGGTAACGGCATTATTGGTCTGTGGAATTGTCATATTTATTGGACTCGGAAGTATGGTCTGTTGTGCAGCTATTGGTGGTGCTAAATTAGCAAAAGAAAAGTTAAGAGAAGGTGAATGGTGATGAGTGAAAAAGATAGACAGGCTATGATTGATTGTTTATCTGCAAGTTTAAAATTATTAATTAAATTAAATATATTGTCAGAGGAAGAAGTAAAGAAAAGTTTAGATGATAGAAAATTTGAAGATTTATTTGATTTACTAAATGAAAAATATAAAGATATTACCAAATAATAAAATCGGGCTTCCATCGAGGTGAGAAGAATGAATACAAACAAACATACACAAGCAGTTAAAGCACTCAAAAGTTTTAATCATTGGAGAGAATGGGTAATAGATGAAATTCGTGTGCAAATCATAGATGATAAAACAGCATGGATTGACTATGAAAAATATATGGTTAATTCTCCACGAAATAGAATTGTGGTTACTGTTAATTGGTTTGAAAGAAGAAAAGGAATTACACTTCAAACAAAAGTTACTCAAAAATTAAGTCAGTTAAAAATAAATTTGCAACAAGAAAATGAACAAATTATAGCGCAAAAAGAATTGGAAAGAAAATTAAATATTAAATATTAAATAAAGGAATGATACATATGGATAAAACAGTAATTATTAAATATCAAATTAAAAAGACATATTGTTCTTGTTGCGGGCAGAAATTACCTGATCCTGAAGTAAGCAATGAAAGAGAGTTTATAATTTCATTAGAGGATGCGATTGAATGGGTGGATTGGAATTCGGCTGTTAAAGCAGATGATGATTTTCATGCAATGGTTGAAGAATTTGTATATAATGCGATTAGTTTTTGGATAAGTTTTGATGCGGACGATCATTTGTTAATTGATAAGAGCGAATTTCAAAAAGTTGAGAAGTTTATACTGAAAAATATAATTAATTAAAATCATGTTTTTATTAGAAGGTGAGATAATTGAGATTTAATAAAAGAATAATAAATAATACTAAATTTATAAGTTTGACATTTTATAGAAGTAAACATGAATACATACTAGCTCTAGGTTGGTCATTGATTAAAGGAGATTGGTGGTATAGAGGAAGTCCCAAAAACAGAAAATTTTTTACCATAGGGAAAGATGTTTTTGATGAACATACACATTACGGAATATACATTGGTAGATTAGGGATTGTGTTTATGAATTAATAATTAAAACCAACATTTTAATAGGGGGTAAGTGAGAATGACTGTAGATGATCAAATTCATATTGAGAATTATAAATTAATTAGCGGAAAACAAATGATAATTAATTATATGGAGCAAGATGGATATGGAATTCTATTTGGATTAGATGAAATAGGAAGAAGATATGAATTATCTAAAATAAAATTAGGATAATGGAGGATAAAAAATGTATTATAAAAAAATTTTTGTAGATGCATGGCAGTGGAATGGAACAGAAGATAGAAAATATTTTCCTGATTGGTTGATTGAAGAAGATAAGAAACATTTGGTTGGTTTCTATGACAATATGATTGTTGTTGGCAAAATGGGACAACCAAATTATGGTGGTAAAGATGATTATGTCATTAAAGAAGGAAGCAGCTCTCTATATACCATCAGCAAAGAGGAATTTGAATCTAATTATATTGAAGTAAAATAAAATGAGCGATTTATAAGGAGGAAACAAATGATGGATTGGGCAGATGAAATAGATTTATTAGGACAGAGAAAAGATGACAGTAAAACTAATAAGTTAGTTATTCGTCATCTATGCAATATTGAACAACAAAATAATCAAACAAATGAGTTATTAGAACATATTGCAATAACATTGGATAACATTAATAAAAATGGAATTGCTTCATTTTAAGGAGATGATTAAAGATGAATAATGTTCATTATCTGCAAGGAAACAACTTTGAAAGTCGTAGAGAAGAATTATTTAATCGAATTGTCAGCTTATCGAATAAAATAAATACATTAAAAGGGATTGTTCAGAATCCTCTACCAGATAAAATTAGTAAATTCAATAATGAATCGTGGGATTATGTAACATCCGAAACATTTAGCATAGCGGATAATATTAAACAATGGAACAGTGATTTAGCAATATTTTTAACTGATTTTTATAATGAGCATAAAGGATAAGAGGTGATGAAAATATGACTGTGCAATAATTGTTAGATGTTTTAAATAATCGAGATGAGATTCCAGACCCATCAAAAGCTGAACTGTGTTTTTACCTTGAAGGCGAAAATTATCAAGATGAGCCATCATTGAAATTAGCTAGTATTGGTGCATTTGATATTTCTACTGATATTACAATGGGATTTAAATTCCAAGATGAGGCTGACGAATAAAATATCTGTTTTAAAGGAGAAAAAATGGATGAATTTCTAAATAGATTAGCATTAACTATTTTTCTTATTGTGGCAGTAGACTTTATAATATGGGTTGGATGTACAGCGGAGATTCCATGGACAAATATTCATACCTATTTATTTTTAGGTTGGTTCTGGTATGTACTTTTTATATTTATCTATTGGCTATTCATTGAGCCATTCAGGAAGGAGAAATAAATGTATTCCTGTATAGTGTATAGTAATAAGCAAAATATGAGAAAAGTGTTCACCGATAGACATCAAGGGATGACGATAAATAAATTGAAACGAAGAATGGAATATATGAATAAAGAAGAAAAGTTAGATTTCAAAAATAAATTGAGGGAGAGAATAAATAAATGACAACTTGGCTGCTAGTATACATAGTAATTATGCTTGTTCTTAACATAAATAATATTAAACAATTATTTACCAATAAAAGTAATCTCATTCAAAAGTACAATGATGGAATGGATCAGATGGAATCATTAAATAATATGATTGGAAATAAAGTCGTAACAATAGTAATGTCATTATTTGGTTTATTATATGTAGCGTTTTACGCTTTATTTTATGTAATAGTTGGGAGCATGTTTAGTGATAATAAATTCCTATTGACTGTATCTGTTTTGTTATTAATTAAATCAGCTTTCGCTTTATACAAAGTTATTGTTACGGTTATGAAAGAACCAGTAAAGATTAACCATTTACCTAGATATGAATACATTAATTATATTTCTGAACCAGTAGAATTGATTTATATTATTGTGTTTTGTTGGATGTTACTTAGCTAAAAGGGGGAGAAAAAATAAAATGTTGTTGTATTCTCTTGAACGGGCAGCATATGAAGATCACAATTTACTTGCTGTTAGTGATAAATTTGAAGATATTAAAAAAGAATATATGAATAGATCAGATGATGATTACTATGATTTTTGGGTAACCATTTGGGATGGCAAGAAAAACATTGACATTGGGTTTAATGATGAAACCAAAGAGTGGGAATTAGATGAACCAGAAAGCTACGTTTTATCATATGATGGAACGACTAGTCTTGATTTATTTAAACAATTTAAGAAAGAAAATTTAGATTAAAATGCGTATTTTAAGGAGGATAATACTTGATATCACAAGAAGAATATTGTAAAAAAGTAGAAGAAAATGAGTATATAGCATGGTATAGCTTTAATAATTATCGAGATAAAGGTAAAGAAATAGAAGATTTTATATCGTTAAACGAAAAATTAGCTTATGAACTATTTGCTAACGGATATCAATATGGAAATTATGATGGTACAAATCTATGTAAAACAATGCTAAATGAAAATAATAAATAAATCTATTCTTTTATTGAAATAATATTAAATATAGGAGAACTGATCAGTATTACATAAGCGTTGCAACGCCTCCTGACGGGGAGGATACATATAGATTGGCAATTTTGGAGAAAGAAGTTTGGATTGGACTAATAGGAAATAATATTGAATACTGGGAAAATAAGGGGTATAAAATACCAAGAACAAAGAGTAAAGATTACAAATTACATGTTAAAATAGGAACTAAGATATTAGTAAAAGTTGACGATTTACCAAAAAAAAGTTCAATAAAAGTTACAAAAATATGTGATGTATGTGGAGAAACATCGAAAAATCAATCTTATGAAAATATAAATAATTATAGAAATAGAACTGACGGGAAAGACAGATGTCATAAATGTGGATTAGCATATGCACATAATTTACAGAAACATAATGCCCCATATGAAAAATCGCTATATTATTATGCGATAAGAAATGATAAGAAATACTTGCTTGATGAATACAGTAATAAAAATAAATATTTGCCAGAGCAGGTATACCGCAGTTCAAATCAAGAATATTTGTGGACGTGTCTGAACTGCAAATCAGAATATACAATGAATATTAGTGAAAGAACAATTAACGAATGTAGTTGTCCATATTGCGCGGGGAAGAAAGTGAATAAGACAAACTGCTTGTGGACGACTCATCCAGAAATAGCCAAACATTTAAAAGATCAGTCTTTAGGATATGAAATAACAGCAGGAAGTAATAAGGAAGTTTTATTTATATGTCCAGATTGTAAATATGAATTTAATAGAATTATTACGAATGTGAATAAACGTAGTTGCTCTTGTCCAAAATGTAGTGATGGAATTAGTTATCCAGCAAAATTTATGCATTCCATACTTGATCAGTTGGTTAAGAAAGGAGAATTAGACGTATACAAAAGTGAAAAAAAATTTAGTCATCCTGATTGGGGAGATAAAAGAAGCGATTTTTATATTTCATCAAAAAATATGATTATAGAGACAAATGGAGAACAACATAAAAATGGTAGTTTTTCTAATTTTAGAAACGGTAGAACGGCAAAAGAAGAACAAGAAAATGATAAATTAAAACGTAAAATTGCTCAAGAAAAATTTGGTATCAAGCATTATATATTTTTAGATTGCGCAAAATCAGAAAAAGAATACATAAAAAATAGTGTATTAAAAAGTGAAATATCAAACATATTTGATTTAGCTAAAATTGATTGGGATGAGTGTGCTAAATTTGCAATGTCATCAATGATGATAAAAGCATGTAAAATGTGGAACTCAGGAAAATATAAATATCCATTTGAAATAGCAAATAAATTGAATATAAGCGACTGTTCAGTAAAAAGGTATCTAAAACGTGGTTCCGAAGCAGGAATAATTAATTATATAAAACGCAGACAAATTATTCAATTATCTTCAAGTGATAATATTATACATATATGGAAAAATCAACGATGTGCTAGTAATGCTATTAATATATCACCATCAAGTATATCAGTTGTATGTTCGGGTAAATACAAAACGGCAGGAGGATTTAAATGGATGTACTTATCCGATTATCAAAAGATTCATCCAGAGTTTACAGATGAAGATGTACAGAAATACTTAGTAAAATAATAAAAATACATAATAAAATCCATGTTTTATACAATATTAAATAAACATTGACAATTAATATAATATTAAATATAATAAAGATACTAAATGAAAAAGGAGATTAATAGAATATGAAAGCTACAATTAAAGGTATTGCAGTTGAAGGAAGTGCCACTGAAATTGCAGAGTTAATTAATAAAGTAAGCGATAACGATAATAAAGATAAATTCTTTGACGCTGCAAAAGTAAGTGAGAAATCATTTAAGAAAGATGATCCATATAGTGAACATCGAAGTATCATCTATACAAATCAAAATAGTGATCTTTTCGATCAAGCAACTGTTAAGTTTGAAATTATTTCTGGGGCTGAAAAGTTCTTCAATGAGATCAGCAATTTGACTAAAGGTAGAGGGATTAAATATTACTGATTGAAATTATATTTTCATTTGAAAGGTGGTGGAATTAGTTGGCATTTTATGATGAACCTATTAAAAAGTATCCTATCATCACAGATAAAAGAGAATACCAAGTAAAAATCAAACCTCATCATAATTGGGATGGATTAACTGCTATTGTTTATAAAGTTAATCATGGATTCCATTTTCATAAATTTAGAGATGTTAGTATATTTAATGAAACAGTAGTTAATATGCATTCTGATGATTTTTTAAGTAAATATAAATATAATCTAGTTCAATTAGCTAAAGATGCTGTAAACGATTACGAAGAATGGGAAACACAAGAAAATCAAGACATAGCAAAACTTGAGCAATCTGTAAATGAATTTGAAACATGGAACGGAAAAGTCTAATAAACAATATTAAATAATACATAAAAAGGTGGAAATATATAATGGAAAAAGTTAAAGTAAATGCAGCAATGACAGAAATCTCAACTAAACTCAAGAAAGAATACTTTGTACAAGGTAAGAAATTTAAGCATGTAACAACCGAACTTCCCTATAAACTATTGAAGAAACTAGCTCGTAATAAAGTAAATGAACAAGAATCATATCAGTTTGGAACAATTGGTAAATCTCCAGTAGCTGTTGAATTATCACGTAAAGAACGTAGGAAAAAAGATAATTTTACTCCACTTTATAATGCTAACCGTTATAAGTTGGCTAGAAGCGAAAAGTATGATGAGAAGAAAAAGAAGAATGTAACAGTTGAAGCTTATGAACTGATTGAAGGTTAATACATATGACAGAGATTGATCAGTTTATGGTAAACAAGCTAATTGATAGTGAATTTGAGCCGATTAGCCAAATCGGTTGGAGATTATATAACCGCAAAAAGCCAATGAATATTGAAGAATTAAATGAGATAGGCGCTTTGATTGTTACTGCATTTGGTGATGCTGAAAATTTTGATGTTGAAGCGATTAAAGAAGAATCCTTTGAAGCAGGTCGAGACGAAGGATATAGCGATGGTAAAGACTATGGATACGATGACGGTTATGATGATGGGTATGCAAAAGGATATCAAGATGGACTCGATGAAGGAAAATCAGGTGAAGAATAATGAGTTATACATATCAGAAAACGATTGAGTACAAGTTTGATGCACATTTTGTAAGTAGTGTATTGAAAAATAAATATTACTTTAGTTTCAGTGTTCCAGTTGATGAATATGGCAATGAGATTTCAATAAATCTTGAAAAGAAAATTAAACAAAAGATTAGAAAAAAATTAATTGAGCTAAAGATTATTGAGTCAGATCAAATCGCAGATATTTTACTTTCAAGTGGTTCATATGGCTCAGCTTATCATAGTATGATTCCAATGATTGCTTATGCAAGGTGGATTGAAGATGTGACTGTTGCTGATGATGGTTTTACTTATACGAAGATTAAATTATTTTTGGAGTAAATGGAATTCTAATTTTAACTAAAAGGAGACGTTTTTAATGTTAGGACAAGCAAAATATTATTTAGATGTAAATTTTATTAAAAAGCATTTGGGAGAAGAATTTAAAAATGCTGATATTGCAATTGTTGGGGCAATGGTGACCGACAATCATCAAGCAGTGGAAATTGAGTTTATTACAGATACAATCAATGAAAGAGAAACAGTTACTATTAAACCCAATGAATTAGTTAGAAGACAAAAATTAGATAAAGTGTTTAAATCCAACAAAGAAGCTAATGAATATTTTCAATCAGATAAGTTTAGTTTTTAAATTGTGAGATTTATTGCTTATTTTATATATGAAAAAGGGGATAAAGTATGACACAAATTATGGGACAAGGTCTTGATGATGCAATTAGTGATCTACACATTAATGCAAAGAAACTTGTTGAAACACCTCATAATAGGTTTCAGGTGTGGGAGATTGAAGAAAAGGAACTGGATCGTTTAAATTCTATTTCTGATGATGATTGGAAAAGAGAATGGGGTTGATGGAGAGCTGGCGACTCTGTATATACTGGTACAGAAACAATTCAATATACGGTTAATGGGAAAACTATGTTGGGATATACAGGTAAATATATATATTTGATGAAAAAGAAGAATATGAACCAGAAACATGGCATGACTATGAGTCATTTCAAGAATGGTTATGGACAGTTATGAATTTGAGTAATGATACGAATACAGTTGCTATTGCTACAAGTTTAGCAATTGATAACCACATGAGTCTTGCTGAGTTTATTAACAAATACCAAAATTAATAGATAAATTTTTAGTTTTATTATATTAAATAAAAAATTAGGAGTGATTACATATGTTAGAAAATGAAATTGCACACGGGTTACATACTTTTGATAAGGTGAATTATTTATTTGTTTCAGTCAATACAAATACAGGAATCTATAGAATTGATAAAGATAGAAGTGATCATTTCTATGGAAATCAATATCTAGGTGAAGATCGGGTTATTTCAGCATTAAATACTCTTGAAAAAGTGATGGTGACAAATAAAACTAAGTCAACTATTATTACTTCAAATTTCGATCCATATGAAAAAGAAAACAGTACAGAGACACTTAGCTCGGTTATAAACGAACTTAGAAATAATAATGAAGAATCACAAGTATTAGTAACTATTTATTTATCACAGAATGCTTTTAATAATTATATGCTGGGAGAAGAAGTTAGAGGATATTTCCGTCCATACAATAATAATCAAGTTGCAGTACATATTCCAACAAAAGAATTAAAAACACTTACGCAAGAAGCTTATGAACCCGATTACACCACAATTCAAGGGCGAAAAATTTATTAATAAATAAATGAATGATTTTAAATAAATTAAATATAAAGAAGGAAAATAAATGAGTATTGACTACTTTTCATGTGATCGTTGTGGTGAATCTTTCCCTGATGTTATTGATTTTGTGTCTTGTGATTGTGGAATTAATTGGTGTAGTAGTGAGTGTGCTGAAGGAGATGGATATAGGGAAGAGCCAGATGGTTATCTACCAGAAGGTGATACATACGAGCGAGATACAAGCTGTAAATATTGTAGACATGAAGATTTTAGTGATAGTGAATTGCTTTCGTTTTCATTAACTAAATTAAATATGAATAGAAAAGGACTAATAGATAAATTCAAGGAGGAACATTTTAATGACAAAAGTTGAATCCATTTTGAATAATCATTTTGCAACAGAGGAGAAAGGTATTACTTATATTCTTCAAGCAGCCAAACAAGAAATGAACGTAGTAGAATATGCAAATGAATTGGAAAATATGTTGTATCTTCTTAACAAGAATGTGAAGTGATACATAATGAGTAAAATTGATGAGATTTATGAAGAAGGTATCAATAATATAAGCAATACTCTTGATAATTACTTTAATGGCGGAGTTTTGAATTATGAATTAACGTTTGAAGAAATAGAAAATATTATCGAACAGTCAAGAATTAAAGCAGGAAATTACTATAAAGATACTTGCAAAATGTATCAAGGTTATTCGGAAGAGGAGATTAACTAAATGAATTATCCAGTATACCCACAAGATTTTGATGGTAAGAATACTGTTGAGGTGTCTAATAGTAGAATCAATGAATGGATTCGTCAGTGTGTAGATGAAGTAAGGGAGTCTCCAAATGATGATTACTACTTTACATCATCAGGTGGCACAAAAGTTGAAGTAGTTAAGGAAAATGGGATGATTATAGTTGAAGTGTTTGAAACAAAAGAATATTACATTTACGAAGATTAAATATTAGGAGATGGTAGATTGGTAAAATATTATTCAACTTTAGATGACAATGTATTTAATTCTGAAAAGAAATTAATAGATTATATTAAAGAACATTACGTAAAGAAGGTTGAAGAAAAAGATTCTGATCTTTTAACTAAAGTATCCAAAGAATTTCCTGATTGGGAGATTACAATGGAGCCTTCGTCTTGTAGAGCAAAAAACAGATTTTGTTTAAGAAAAGAAAACCAATTTATTGAGGAGTATTATGGATATTTTGATGATACACACGAAAAACTAATTAAAAGAATTAAAGAAAACCTAAACACAATTAATTACATAATAGAACAAGTTAATAAGAAATATAACTTCTATGCATTTAGATTTAAAAGTTTTACATACGGATATAGCGATGATGAAATATCATTTGATTTTAAATATAAGATTGATAAAAATGATGAATGGATTAATGATGCTTATTATATTGACAAGAAAACTGTTGATGAATTTATCAAAGAACTATCAGTTTATTTTATTGACTATCTAGAGGGGAAACCAGAATCAGTTGATGATGGAGGATATTTTGTGGATTATAGCATTGGTAATATTCCTATCGGGGAAATAATGAATAGAGCAAAGAAGGTTCGACTAGAAGTTATTCAATAATAGATTTTTGTTAAAAATTACGAAAAATAAACCCTTGATTTGTAAGGGATAAGAGGTATTGAATTTACGATAAAATGAGGATTTTAAATAAGTAAAAAAGGAGTTTAATAAATTGCATATACTTACCCATGTGTTTTTGAGTGATGACTGGGAAGGGCTGTATATAGATGATCAATTATATGACCAGA